TTTTTTCTTTCCTATCCTATATTCTACCGCGTCGTACATTTCGCCAGTGTCAATAAGAGCTTTCTTGCTCATATTGCCCTTTCTTCTGCGAATCGGAATAGTAGAATCCTTGGAGAGTGGCGGTTTATGCACACCTCTTATCTTCTTTTGTATTTCCTCAACCAGCATTTCTCCAACCGCATTGAAAGTTTTATCCAATCCTCCAACTCTCCGAGTGCTTAACGCTTCCGAGATTGCCGATTTTATCATTTTTACAGCTTTTTTCTGCTTCGCTTCAAGTGCCCGACGCATAAAGGGACGCTTGGGAATAACTTTTCCCTTAATAAACCCTTTACTAATTCCGCCTTTTTCCATCAAATATGCCTTTGAGGCGTTTTTCTTATCGAAAAATCCAACTTCAATACTCGTATCCGCAATATGCTTCAAAATCCTATCGAGTAGTTGCGTGCCACCTTTACTTCTGGAAGACACGCGAACCTTTATGGCGGTTCTTCCACCGCCAGCATTGAATCCTGCGTTATATGTGCCTAATGTATGAGGCATTTTATCGTGTCCAGAAAAATCTATTCGGCGTACCTCCTACATATCGGGGCGTCGCCGCGTGTGCCATTAGCAGATTGTAAAGTAATTGCCCATAATAGGTCGAATTTATCCAAGACTGGTAGAGGGACGCGATATTGGGCATTGCAAGCGAAACCTCCACATCGCCAACCTTAGATTTTTGTGTTAATCCGAAACTCATGGATACACCCCCGACCATAGGAACGCCTCCATTCCTTTGAATTTGAGTCCAGATTACCATAAGATGAGCCGCCATGAGCATAAGAACTTGCGCTCTGCAATTCCCTCTCACGCACCCATTGTTTAAATTCGAGATATAGCAGTAGGACAAGTTGATAAACCTTTCGACAACAGCGTCCGTATACGGCGGATTTACAAATTCAGGGTAGCTTTCCCTAAATTCTTCTACTGTTATTTCGATTGGGTTTTCAGCTCTATCCATACTGCGTCTCGATTGATAAAATTACTTCTTAGAAGATTTGCCTTTACGCGTCTTCTTCGAAGAAACTGTTACGTTTTCTCTCTGTTCCTCTTCTTCGGGCATTTCAACTACAACTTCACCGTTCTTGTTCGCAACTTTAACGTTGGGATTTTCAATGTCGGCAGGAGTGCGTTGCGCCGAAGCGTCTTTTTCGGTCATGTTTTCGATGATTTTATCCTGATTGTCTTTTCGGGTCGCAACAACAATGCTACCCTCTTTCTCAAACGCGGAGAATACGGCGTTTGCCCTCAGAATTTCAAGTTCTTCATCGGAAACCAAAGTTCCATACCCCGCAGGGACGATTACTCCGTCCCAAACGTTAGCCCCGCCGCCGATAAGGACTTTACGCACAGGGGTTTTATTCCCCTGAGCGTCAGTCTCATAAACCGTGAACCCAACGGGCGCGGAAAGAGTGGAAACTATTTTGTGTGTCTTTTCTTTTGCCATAATATGTCGCCTTTTATGTTAATTGTGAAGATTACACACCAACGTAGCGAACCGCGCCAACTCCGTACCCGAAGAATGCGCCAGCCGTAGCATTGGAGTAAGTTTCTTTGATGTAGGTGTCGCGGCGTTCAAAGCCAACGAGGAACATCTTCTGCTGAATGAACTGGTCTGCGTTCTTTTCGCCGTCAACTTCGTCCACGAAGATAAGAACAACGTTCTGACCGCCAAGAGCCTTGTCGAACTGCGGGGCATATACAATTCTCGCACGCGGATAGGCTTTCTTGAACCAAGCTTCAACCGAGCCGTCAAAACCATACGAGTTGTACTGCGGAATAGCGGTCATAGCCTGCGAAGCAGCCATCGGGAGAACCATCGTGAACGAGTCGTCTCGCGAGCTGAACAGACCAGCCATCTTGACTTCGAGGTCGCGGAGCATCATGCGAATATCGCTTGCGATTTCGCCGTACGCCTTGGACGCCCAGTCAGTCTTGCCCTTGTCGTTCGCGGGAAGAGTTCCGTAAGCGGGGAGGCGCGGGTCGTTGAGGATACCGTAGTTCGCCTGATTGCCAACGAGGAAGCCGTTGAAGGCAACTTGGTTTCTCTGGATTTCAAGAGCATTCGTGGTTGCGACCATCTTGCGTTCCTTCGCGGACATACGCATACGGGAAATCTGCATTTCTTCGAGCGTGCCAACCGATACCGTCGAGAGGAAGCGAACTACCGCTCTCTTGTTGAAGTTGACATTGAAGTTGCTGTTTTCGCCGTTTACATAGTCTCCGTAGAGAGCCGCCTGACCAGTCGTTTCGACTTCGGGAACGACAACTTCCGCGTCTTCCCAAGAACCAGCGTTCGTTACGCCGAGAATTTCATCTGCCGCACGTTTTGCGTACAGTGTCTTAATGACTTTCGGAGACCACCACTGCAAGAACTGCACAGGCGTGCCAACCGAGGGTATAGTTTGGAGCGCAGGAGCTTCGTCGAAGCCGTATGCGTCTTTGTTCATTGCGATTTCGCGAATCGCATTCTTGGACATACCAATTCCAAGTGCTTCAAACACGCCAGCGTCCGCTTCATCGTACGTTTCTTTCCAAGGCGACTTGATTTCAGCACCAGCCGCGATTCGGAGTTTTTCAACCAGATTTGTTTGCATAATTGTTTATCCTCTCTTCCTTATTAGACCTGCGGAATGATTCCGATTTGGACAATCGACCCCGCCGCGCCACCAGTGATAACTTGCGCACCTGCGATTTGTGTTTGACCGCCAGCCGCCGTTCCCGCGCCGAGTGCGCCAGTAGCTTGTACAAAGTATACCTTGTCTCCAACCGCCGAAGCATTCGAAAGAACAACGTTGAGGTAGCCGCTCTTAGCGAGGATACCCTGCGTGCCATCGGGGAGCTTCAACGTTGCTTCGAGATGATTGTAAACAGCGTAGTTGTGGGGATTCGTGAGAATGCCCAAGAACGCGCCAGTACCGCCCATCTTCGCCTGACCGTCTACATCGAGCGTGAACGCATTACCTACCGTTGCATTGTCTGCAAAAATAGTATCTACGCCACCTGAGAAGTTAGTAGCAGCGATGTTCGCCGTGGACGATGTAACACCCATACCGTTAGCCGCCGTACCGCCCTCACGAGCCGTGAGAGTAACAACCTTTGCCGACGCATTAGCCGAAGCGAACGGGCTTGTAGCATTGATAGCCGCCGCAAGCGACGTTGCCGTATTTGCTTCCGCCGCGCCGATGAGCACTATGAACGGATTTTCAGAAGCGGTAGCAGAGAACGTGTATTCCGCGCCATTAACGGTTACCGTGTCGCCTTCCGCTGCATTCGCAGAAAACGTGATGGTAGCCGTAGCCTTTACTGCCGCCGTTTGGTTAGAACCTTTGATTACATACCCGACAGCCGATTTAAGGGCGTCATTCACCCACGAACCGACAATGCCAAGTGCCTGCGTAATATTTATTTTAGTTTGCATTGTTATTTCCTTTGTTAATTTGTATTACGAAAGAAGCGCGTCCAATCGGGATTTAACTTCGTCTTTCCCCGTTTTTTTCGGTTCGCTCGCGTCAAGCGTGAAGTGAACCTGAGATTTACCCTTTGCCGCTACAAAGCCCTCTACGGTTGCATAAGCATTACCGTTCGATTCAAGTTTGAGCTTTTTGCAAGCTTCTTCCGCGATTTCTTCGAGGCTTTCCATCGAGTCGTAGGTAAATGCGCCAGTGAAAGGAAGAATCTTCTTATAGAAGCTATCCATCTTGCGAACATTCGCGATTGCTTCTTTGCGGATTTCCGCCGCGTCCATGCCACAGCCATCGTTTCCTTTGCCGTTGCCTTCGCCTTTTTCTTCGCCGTCATCAGCTTTGCCCGATTCCGACTTATTGTAAGAAGCTTCTTCCATCTTCTTCATAACGGTGCGGATAATTTCGTCGTCTACCTTTCCTTTAAGAATGCCGCCGACTTCATCAATGAGCTTGCGTTTATCGACCTCACCTTCTCCATCTCCCTTGTCGTTTGTTTTCTTAGTTACGAAACCAGTTTTGGAGGAATCGGTTTTTTCAACGATAACGCCGTCTTCACCCTTTTCTCCTTCGCCTTCCTTTTCGCCTTCCTTTTCTTCGCCGTCTTTGGACTTTTCGGAAGAACGCTTGTATTTGTTGGCGTCTATCCATTCTTTCGCTTCGGGAAACTTCGCATAGAGTTTCTCTACCGAAACGAACTCATCAGAGGTCTTAACGTCCTCTTTCTGAGGTTCAGTATCAGTTTTTTCTGCCATTTCAGATTTTCCTTTTTCTATGGTTTTATTGTTTATATCAAACTCTATTGAGTCAAAAGTCATTGCTTCTTTGGCGTCATATACTCTCATTTCGCTACCCATTCTGCCATTCTTGACAAGAGCGAGATGGTTGCCACGCAAATTGCGTTGGATAAAATCGTAGGTTTGTCCCTTGAAAACGCCACGACTGCGTTCGTAAACGCTTTTATATCCCAGAGAAAGCTCTTTTACGCCAGAGAGAATTTTATCTTTCATCTTCTCTGACCATATTTTTAAATCTCCGTAGAGCTTACCAGCCTTGTATTTAACATTGGTAAGTACGCCAGATGCGGGACGTTGGTCATAGGGCGTTGCGCCCTCACCTATCATTTCATGCCCGATTATAAACGGAACGTTATTAAAAGACTCCGCCGCCTTTTCAAGCTCTTCGGCAGGGCGATATACAGGATAAAGCTTGTCGGGGTCAAGGTTGGGAAGACCAATCATTCTGCCGCTATAAAGGTAAACGCCCTCTGCCGACAGTGGATTATCCCTCACCAATTCAAACGAATTTGAATCTACTTCCTTAGACACTTAAAATTTCATGTATATGTCGCAAATTTCCCTTCTTGTGTAAGAGTAAGATACTTTTATGTACGTCTTGTCAATAAGTTTTTTAAAAAAATATTAGGAAGAGTAGTCCTCACCGCGAGGACTACTCCCAACTCCAAGTGTGCGACATTCACTATGAGCTGTAATGGAATTATTCTTCGTCATCGGATTCAGAGTCTTCATTCTCTTCTTCGCGATTTATGTCGTCTTTTGTCTTACCTCTTACAGGATTGTCTATTTCTTTCGGCATCGGTCTTCCCATATTGTCTTTTTCTACCGAAAACGCTTTTTCCTGTACTTCGCTTATTTCAGGAGGATTGGGGTCAAGAGTGCTAAACCCTCCGTTCGGGTCTGTGATAAGGTGGACTCTTTCCTCTTTTATGTTTGTAATCTTACCCCCAAGCCTCATAGAAGCGGTTCTTGCATCTATTTCTCTAATTTTTGCTTTGGTAAGCTCGTCGGGAGTGTCAATCGGGTTAAATTCGGTAATCATCTTCTTTACCTTACCCTTTTCACTCTTGGACATAAGGATATTGTGCCTACTGATAATCGGGAGGTAGTCGTCCTTCTGAATACGTTTAAGGTATTGCTTGTAGTCCGACAGCTCGAATGTACCAGAGCTATTCAATCCTTTAATCGACATGTTAAAAAGTTTTTCCGAGCGGATATTCGCGATAGCGCAAATTCTCTGTGCGCATGCGTTTATAACTTCCTCTAATCCAGTGAGAGCAGTATCCATCTGCTTTACTTCACTACCAATCTGCTTTACCCAGATTCCGTAGTTGCTATGAATTTCAGATGTCGCTTCGAGGATAGCGTTTACTTCCTGCGGGTTAGCCATGTAATTTGACATTTCCGCGTCGGCAACGTAGCTTCGCTTTGTAAGCAAAAGAAGCATTGCTTCATTGAGAGCTTTCTCGTAAGCGTATACAGCTTCATAGATTTGCTGTGCAAGCGACACCCCACCAAAGAAGTAGGTTGGTTTGAGAAAGTCCGCTACGGGGCTGTTTATGAGCTTTATACACCAACTCCTGTGGATTCTCTTGTACTTAGTCCCAGTGGGGAAGGAATACCACGTCGGCTGGTAGAAGAATTTGCTCGTCGGGTCAGTAAGGCTCGCTTGGTCAAAATCGTAGGTAATCCAGTAAGGGTCAATGACCGTCATGCCAGTGTAGCTTCCGCGAGGAATCGACTCCACATCAAACTCGTTCTCCATATCGACTTCTACATTGAAAGTCGGTACTATCAAAGCCCAGCCAAACTGCTTGGAATTTATTTCTGCTCTAATGCAGACATCTTGAATTTGATACTCTTCCTGAGAACGGTCAACAAAGCTTTCAAGCTCGCCTATTTTGGCTTTTTTCCCGTCATCGGCATAAAGAACCTTGTACCCAGAGGACATGGCGTCTCTTGCGGGCATTGTGCAACACTTGTCTACAATGGGATTTTGCCTAAGAATTGCGCAATTTTGGTATCCTATGAAATTCGTTCTGTACTTTTCAAGGATTTCATAGCGCAGGTCGGGAGAAAATGGCTTCATTGCGTATGCGCATTCGTCGGCGTCCATTGTAAAGGATTCTATTTGTCCATTCTGAACCCTCCTATATCCCTTAAAGTCCGAGATAGTCCTCTGAATTACCTTGTTTGCCTCTTCTTTTAGATTAAATTTCGGTGTCTTGCAATTCGCGGCGATGTCTTTGAGGGCTTTAACCCATGCAAGAGCCTTTATCTCGCGTTTTGATAGATTTTTTACAGCAAATTCCTTTGCCGACTCCAATTTTGAAGTTTTTATCTTCATCGGCTTTTTTGCTGTTTTTTCGAAAGATTCCGCTTTTTTTTGCGACTTTTTCACGATATTCCCTGAATATTTCTGTTTTTCTAAAAAGTAGGTAATTCTTTGCTTTCAAGTCAAGTTAAAAAATTCCTTTTCTTGCAAATCCTATCTTTCCAGCATAACTTATGCAGTCCGTTATATCGTCGTGGGCGTGTGTCATGTCTCCACAAAGGGCAACCATCTCGTTCATAACCTCCCGCGAGATAGGATTATCCTTTCCATCTGGCAATAGAATGTCTCCTGCTTCGAAATAAGGGAACACATAGTTATTCCAGCGCGTTAATTTGTCGAATCCATCGTCCTTTACGGGAATAACGCTAAATCCTCCCTCTCGTCTTACTCTCTGGATAAGTTCCATACCAGAAGCCCTATCTTCGATGTAGAACACTCTTGCGGGCAGTCCTCCGACTCCGCTGGAATATTTATTTTTGAAAGCAATTAGCTCCCTTAGTAGGTCAACGGCGTCGATTTTCTTGTGAAGCATGTCGATTAGATGGAGTTTACTCTTATCGGTTACTCCCCAT